GCCGTAATTGACATGCGCCTCATAGATAGCGGTCGGTCGCTGGGTGTTGATGTCTCCGCCGGATCCGATGGTATAGCTGCCATCGTTGGCGGTGAGCGTGAAGGACGTCTGCGGCCAGGATACGGAACCGAACGCGGTTGCGCCCATCGATTGCAGCAGGTTGTTCAGGGTTATCAGCCCGTCAGCCGCCATGACAGCCGTCGGCGTTTCCTCAGATGCCAGCACGCCAGCCATGCGGAGCGCCTGACGGATCATGTCGTTTGCGGTCATGCTTTCCTCGGGCGGCCACGACGGCGCGGCTGTTCAGGTTCTGCGGCTTGCTCAGGTTCAGGCTCAACAACCGGAACCGGCTCAGGCTTGACCCATACTGACCAACCTAAATCGGCATGGCGGTCGATCTCAGCCTGCGAGTACACAAACATCTTTCCGTGTTGCGGGTGCGCGATAATCGTCGCCATCAGCAATCTCCGGTGAAATTATGGCCGTCCGTGGCCGGTGGATCAGTTGGCAGCGATCAGGCCGCACTCTTCCAGACGGGCTTCAACCTGAGCCAGACGGGCTTGCAGGTTTTGCACCACGTACAGGAAGGAAATGGCCTCCTGTGCGGACGCAAATCCGTAAGCGTTGGTGTTGATCACTGCTTGAAGCGCATAGTCCGGAGTCCCGGCAGCATCGGCAATCGTGATGCTGGTCAGTTGGGCAGTCAGCGCGGCGGGCTGGTCAACCGGGGTTGCGCCCCAGAAACCGACCAGTTCGGTAGCGGACGTACCAACCTGGCCGCCGTCGGGAGTGCCAGAAAAACAGCTTTCGTATTCAGTAGCCAGAGAAGTCATGGCGTATTACCTCGCAATCAGTTGAGAATGGGCCGGTTTCCCGGCCCGTTGCATCAGTTGGTGATACGGCACGCCCACTCAGGGCGCAGGGCGGCCATCCCGTACAGGATGTCGATACGCATCAACATCCGGTCGTTGATGATGTCGGACGCTTGCCACACACGCAGCGACAGACCCTCCTGCTCACGACGGCTACAGGTCAGCGAATCGCCCATCAGCGGCAGCGGGGCCGTGATGAACTGGAACGCTTCTTTGTGGTACATCAGGTTTTGAAGGTAGCTGGTCGAAGCAGAGCCGGAGATCAGCGCCGCGCCGCCGTTGGTCGGAACAGCCGAGCAGTTCTGACGCGCGCCGGTGGTGATGATGGCCGGGGAGATGGCAACGGTCACAGCTTCGGCACCGTCGGTGTCCACGTCAGCGGTCACGACGAATTGCTTCAGATGGCTGTAAGCCTGCTTGGTTTCCGGGTGAACATCGTAGCAACCGGCAAAGGTGATGATGGAACCGGCCTTGATGGTCTTGCTCACGCCCATGCTGGCCAGCGTCACCGAGGTATCACCGGAAGCGACGGTGTCGTTCACGGTGCCGGTGTTGTCGCTGGAGCCGTTGGTGTGGGCGTACATGCGGTCGTTTTCGTAAAAATCAGCGCCGCCGGTACGGCCCAGCATGCCTTCACGGTACTGCTCGCGGATCTGGCTGGAATCCTGGAACAGACCCTTCAATCCGTTCACCAGACCGCCGGAGGTCACGGAATCCAACTGCACGAATCGATTACCGTCTTTCGGTGCCAGTTGCTGATTGAGTTTGGCGCGGGCTGCACCGATGGCGGCCAAGTCGGAAGGCGGCGAGCCGGGAGTGCCGACTTGCTGGAAGACCTTCTTGGTGGCGTAGCTGATGAAGTCGCCTTCGATGGCGGACAGCAAGCCAGCCATCGCAGGCTCGATGTACAGCTTGGAGAATGTGCCGATGTTGTCCGGGGTGATCAGGGACATTTCATCGGAGTTGAACGCCATGTCAACGCCGTCTTGGGTGGCAACGGTGATGGTCTGGCTGGTTTCGGCCTGTTCCTGCACATCGATGATGCGCGAACCCTGGCGGCGGGTGTACTGGTTCGGCGACTTCACGCGCAGGGTCGCGCCGTGCTTGGGGTCGCCCTTGAACGTTTCATCGTACTGGCGGTCAACGGTGCCGATGAAGGCCAGCTTTTCGTGGGCAATACGCAGCGCCTCACGCGCCACGAGATCGGTTACAACAAACGAATTAGACATGGTGTCTACCTCTCAATTCAGTTATCGACGCAGCCGACCGGCTGCAATGTCCTGTTTCCGTCGAAACTCGCGGTACTCGGCATCAGACATCTGGCTGACGCTTTTCTCGACCGGGGCGGAGTTCGTGCGAACTCGCGGGGCCGGTGCCGGGGCCGGTTTCGGAACCACTTTCGGGGCGACCAGCCGTGCGGCCAGTTTTCCCAATTCCATCGCCTGCTGGCGTCCTGACATGGCGGCAATACGGGCGCACTCGTGAAGATTGGTCGCCAGGTGATAAGCCACCTGCGGCCCTTCTTCCATGTCCAGAATCGTTTCAGCCATTTCGGGCTTGATCAGGTCAGGCGGCACTGCCGCAATCACTGCATCAAAGTCCGGCGCGGTCGCCCGGATGGACGCGGCGCGCTGACTGAAGTTGTCAGCCTTCTCCTGGATTGCGGCCTGTTGTGCGGTCGCGCTCTGGGCGGTGCTGATCTTCTGCTGTGCGATGTATTCGGCCTTCGCTTCAAGGTACGTGTCGAGGTCTGCAAAGTCCTGCGGCTGCGGCTCTTTCGGCTGCGGTTGTTGCGCGGCCAATTTCGCTTCAAGCTCGGCAATGCGGGCGTGACTTTCGTACTTCTGGCGGGTCAGGGTGTCGATGCGTTTCTGAATACCTTTCGGCAGCTTGGCAGGTTCGGTGTCTGCGTGGTCGTCGTGACCTTCGCCCGGTTCTGCGGGGTCTGTCGGTTTGTCGGTATCGTCGGCTGCATCAGCCTGCGGTTCCGTTGCGACCGGGTCAACGGGAGTGGGTTCGGTCAAAGGCGCGTCAATAACGCTGTCTTGTTCAGACATTTGGAAGGCTCCGTCTGCACGGCCTGGCCTAATAAAGCAGGCCGTGTGTGCTGGGATGGTTCGTCATCTCGACGATTCAGGCAGTAACCGCTGCCTGTCGGTGTAACAGATATTACGCTTACATAATGCGCTGTGCAATATCAGATAGACAACGGGCTGTCGGCAATTACGGTCACTTCCAGCGCGCTGCCTGCCGTCCAGGATGTCGGGGTAAACGTGCACTCGCTGATCGGTCGCTCAATCGTAAAAGACTCAAGCGCTGTCGGGTCAACGTTCACCGCAGCTCCGCTCGGATATTTGACGGTTTCTTGCGTTCCATACGTCGGAGTCGCGGCAACCGCCGTCGAACCGGCCAGCGGGGTAGCGCCCACGGAACGGAATGAAAAATGATAGACCGACGCCTTCCAGTCTTTCATGGGGACGGACTGCGCACCACCGGCGGCGGTGATGGTTTGCTTGGCGATAACGTTCATTGCATCGGCTCCTCCGGCATGTCGCCGGTGATCTCTGGGATGTTGGGGATTTCTTCAATCAGTTCGGGCGGAATCTGTTCCATCATTTCCGGCGGCAGTTCTTCCGGCATTTCCATCGGCATGTCGCCTTCCATTTCCGGCTGTTCAGGCTCCATTTCCGGCTCTTCGGTCACGTCCGGCGCACTCGCTGCCATTTCCATCCACTGTTGCGCCAGAATCTGCGCAGCCTGTTGAGCAACAGCAGATGTGTCCGGATTGGCTGCGGCAATCTTGGCGGCCTCAAGCGCGGCCTTCACGTCAATTTCGTACTGACGCAACCGGCGGTCTTCGTCCTTGTCCTCCAGTTCCTCGCGCAACTGGTCAATCTCGGCCTTTTGCTGCTCGATGAGCTGCATCCCCTGATCAATCTGCGCTTGCAGTTCCGGCGGTATCTGCTGGCCTTCGCCTTCCTGTTCGGCTTGCAGAATCTGCGGCGGAAGCATCAGCTTGAGCCGGTCTGCGATTTCTTCCGCGCCTTCCCAATCCATCGCCTTGACCATCAGGTCGCCCGCCACTTGCATGATGGCCGGGTTCATCTTGGCAATTTCGACCATGTTGTTCAGCGCTTCGATGCGCTTGGTAGCGTAGGACGGGCCGACAGTCACAACGAGGTCATATTTGCCGGTTGTCAGGTCGTTAACCTTGCTTCCGTCTTCCATCGTCGCGTTGATGCGCTCCAAGGTCTTCTGACCGTCAACGCCCATGACCTGGATGACGCGCTCGGTGTTGTAGATGTGCGGAATCAGGTCGATGATCACGCGTGCGCTGTGGCGGATGGCGCGGCCCAGGTTGTCGATATAGGCATAGGTTGCGGTGTCGCCCTCACGCTGACGGGCTAGAATGGCGCGGCCTGAGGTTTCGTTGCCCTGCTCGCCAAGGCTTGCGGAAAAAATGCCCGTAGTGGATTTCAGCTCATCCACGGCCAGCATTGCGGCGCGTTCGGCTTGGTTGTCAGGCAGCCCAGCGTTCAGCCGCTGCGGCATCGGTGCGCCTTGCTCGTTGTTGTACGTCAGGAACGGCAGGTTCCCGGTCAGAGCACGCTTCCAGTGTTCTTCGTGGCCGTCGATCTGTTCAGCCGTGACCAGCACCGGAGCGCGCGGGGCAAGCGCCTTTTGCTCGGTGTCTATGGTTCGCCAATAGTTATACATCCGCTGCGGGTCTTTAGCGAATCGGACAATCCCGCGCAGGATGCGCTTGCCGTCCACCATGTCTTCTTTGCCCTGCGCACCGATGATCGGCAGGTACTTGCCGGGATAGTCGGTCTTTTCCTCAAGAATCTCGGCACCGGACAGGACGCACATGCGGATAGACACAATCTCGGTCGGGCGGCTGCTGACAATCATCGCCTTTTCCGGCGGCGCATCGGTTGTCGTCGTGCCGTCTTGCAACAGGTACAGCGTGGCCGGTTCGTAGTGCTTGTACCAGTATTCGGCCACCTGCACCATTTCACCGTTCTGCCAATTCGGGTCAGACTTGCCGCTGTCAAACGTGGTCATGTCAGCTTTGGGCCAGCGGCGCTTGTATTCGTCGCGGGTAATCGACTCAACCACAAACACATAAGGCGCGTCGCTGTAATCCGGCTGGAACGCCGGGCCAAACAGCACAGACATCGGATTGACAATGCGCTCGATTTTGATGTCCTGGTCGAAGGTCATCGCGTCGCAGTAATCGGTCGTGATGCGCCAGGCTCCAAAGCCAAACGACGATGAATGCTCAATAGCGGTGTCGTAGGCGTAGTCGGCGTTCGACTCGACCTCGATGTTCCGAATGAGTCCGGCGTAGATTTCCGCCACGCCCTCATCGCCGTCTTCCGCCGGGTGGACTTTGATACTTGGTTTGTTCTGGCGCGCATCGCCTACAATCTGATCCACGAACGCGGGCAGGCGGTTGATGGTCTGGATCGGTCGGCCCTTGCGTGCGGCCTTGACCTCATCCGGCCATTGATCGCCCGCGATGAACTTCTGATCGTCAACCATCAGTTCCCGGTTTCCGCGGGCTGCCTGCATTGCGCTGGCGTATGCCTCAAGCGCGGCCTTGTGTTTCGGGTCGTTCTGGCTTTTCATGTCAGCCCATCCAGCTATATTGTGACGATGCGTGTACGGAAGACGGCGATTTGCTGGCCGTGCGCTCTTTCCATCCTACAGCAAAATAACGCCATGCGTCAGCAGCATGGCTTGACCAATCGTGCGCAGGATTGCGCTTTGCGCCGCCATCCTTGTTTTCCTCATAGTGGTAATACTCAAGTGCGCGAATGCCGTCAGCGCACTTTTTCTCATCAATCCACACAGAAGGAAACACAGCGCGAGCGGCCTTAATGCCGTTGTCTATGCCGATTTGCGGCACGATCTTGCATTTCAAACCAAGGTCTTTCAGCATTTCCAAAGTGGTCTTCCCTGTTCCCAAGTTCCCGTGGCTGGCGTCATGCGGCAGGTGGTGCAGGTCGTACACATAGGGCCGGTCTTGCAACAGCTTCGCATAATGCGCCAACGGCTGGCGGTTGGCCTGGTAGAAGTCGATAACCCGCAATTGCATACCAACGGACTGAACGAACCATATAGCGGTGTTGTCGCCCCAGCCCAAATCCCAAAACGTGCTCACCGGCTTTTGTGGCTCATATGGGACGGTAGTTATTCTGCCTTCCTCGCGCATCTTGCGCATTTCATCGGCATACACAGCGCCATCCAGGACGCGCATACAGTGGCCTTCCCAAATGTGCAGGTACAGGTCACGGCTTCCATTGCGCTCCATATCCTGACGTTCAGCGTCAAGCACGGCCGGATACCACGGGTTATCGCGCCAGTTCACGGCAACAACGACAGCGACAGATGGCGGGTTGCTGATGAATCGCTGATAGGTCGGGTCGGTTTCAAGATGCGGGTTAAACGTCACCCATATTTCGGAGTTGTCAGCGCGGATCGTCGGTATCAGCACGCGCCATGATGCCTCTGTGACCTTTTCGGCCTCTTCAACCCAGCACACGTCGATTCCCTCCATCGACTTGATGCTGTTGATGTTTGTCCGCAGACCTTCAAAGATGAATTGTGAACCGTTCGCCCCCTTGATGGTTGTCTTCTGGATTTCGTAAAACGACGATAGTCCAAGTTCGGATATTTGATCGGAAAGCAACTTGTGGACGGACTCAAGAATTGAGTTTTGCACTTCGCGGGTGCAGAGAATGCGCATCGGCTTTTGTGCGGCCAAGATAAGCAGCGCCCGAGCCACGCCCCATGATTTGCCTGAGCCGCGCCCGCCGTGAAGAATCTTGTAGCGCGCTGGCTTGAACAGGCATTGCAGCTTGACGGGGAATTGCGCGTTAACCTGGCTCATGGAATGTGACCGAAATGCTAACCGCCTGCTCTATCGGGCCGCCGTCTTTGCCGGTGTGTTCGTTCTGGATCTTGTCGCCGTATTTCTTCGGAGCCATCCTCGCCGCTTCCCATTTGATGTTATCGCACATCAACCGGGCGCGACCTACGTCCTCGACTGTTTCGGCGATTTCCTGCATCTCACAGACTCGCGCTTCGGCGTACTCTTCGCGCGCACGCG